CCTTGCCGCCGTCCATGTCCTCGTCCCAGACAACCTGCGTCAGCGATGTGCCGATGAAGTAGTCTTCGACCCTGCGGCGGTGCAGCTGCTCATAGCCGTTCTGGTTGAACACGAAGCGAACCACGTCACTCATGTCCTCTGCTACTTCTTCCAGCCCCGGGCGCTCAGGCAACAAGTTCGCTTCCGGCATGTTGTCCAGCTGGTCCGCAACGCAGTTGTTGAACGTGCTCTTCAACGTCTGCAGCTGCAGCATCTTCGGCTCGCCTTCCTGCTTCTTGCCCGTGTCCTGATACGGGTCTTTCATCCGCACAATCTCGCGGTTGTCCTTGATCTTCTCGTGGTACTCCCTGCAGCCGTCCCGGAAGATCTTCAGGAACCTGTAAGCCTCGCTTACAAGTTGCTGCTCCTCTGCAGTCAGCGGCTGCGGTCCACTCTTCCCGCTCAATGGCTTCTGCGCGCCTGGCATCCTCGCCAGCGCCGCTGCCGTGTCGGGCATCACATTCTCAAAATTCTCAGGCAGTGCCATCTCGTTTCCTTTCATCAGTCGGCCAACGGGTCAAACACTCTCTTCTTCGGTACGTGCGGATCGTTCACCGGTACACTGCGCGCCATCAGAAAGTATCTGGTCTCGTCGTAAATATGGTCTTCCGCATCGCTGTCTACGTCCTCGACCTTGTGCAGGTCGTATGGCAGCGAGGGGATCGTCCTTATAAACTGTCGGCAGGTATTGAATATCTGCATCTTCGGCCGACCGTCCTTGTCGAACCGCAGCCGCTCATGGAACTGCATCTTGCCGGCCAGGCGCGTGTTGTCGCCTTTCCTGAAGTACACGCCAGGGTTCCCACCCTGCGGCTCCATCATCTGCGCTACACTGTCGCCTCTGCTCCTGTCAAAGATCGCCGGGTCGGCTATCCTGTCAACAACGATGTTGTTCCGCCGCTCGTCCTCCTCGCGGTCGATGATCCCGCGTGCGATCGCCGCTGGGCTCATCTCACAGCCCTTGTTCACTGTGCCGTTCCAGCCGTACCATTCCTTGTACCTGTAGGCTACGTTGTCTGGCGACACCGCCCACCAACCAACACTGAATGGTTTCGAATAGCCATGGTCAAAACTCATGTATCGCGGCCAGTGCGGCGGTATATCGAACGGCTCTACCACATGTGTCCACAATCTATCCACATAGTGCTTCGGGTCATCCTTCCACTCGAGGAACACCTGGCCCTCGAATGCGTCCCACTCGCCCATCAACAACGCCCGGCGCAGCGCGTCTGGCTTTTTCTCAAGCTCAAATATGTAGTCCTTCGTGATGTGCGGGTTCTCTGTGGCTAGGCTCGGTATGTACTGCGTCGTTACAACTTTCGTCTCTCCCAACGCACTCGATACAATCTCATGCCGAATCTTCTCCATGAACGGACCTGCATCAACGAAGTACGCCTTCACCCAACCGTGGCCGATGTTGCCCGGGTTACTCGTGCACCGCACAACCGGAACCAGCCCCAGCGTCTTTTTCGCTCTCAAGCGCGTCTTCAGGAAGTCGAAGATCTCCCTCTCGAACGTGGTCAGCTCGTCAATGTACAAAAAATGGATCTCCGCACCGGCGTATGTGTACATGTCCTCTACACTCGCACAATGCCTGAAGTGGATTACGCTGCCGTTGTTCAACCTATACTCGTGGTGCCCGGCAACGTATCGCCCTAACCCTTGCGGATAGCTCGCTTTCGCTTCCGCGATTACTGTGTCCTCCAACTCGCGGAACGTCCTTCTGAAAATGTAAGCGTGACTCTTTGGGTATGCCAGGCACCTCGCCAGCGCGTCCATTACGCACGCTTTGCTCTTGCCGCCGCCTGCTGCTCCTCCATACAACACCTCATCGGCATCTGTCGTGTGAAAAAGTGCTTGCTTCGGCGTCGGCTTATAGTCAATCACTATTTGCCTGGCCATTTACCTTCCTCCTACTTCCACATGTCGCCGCACCCCGCTTCCTCCATCTTTTATACCGATCAGGTGGTGTCCCAAAAAACTCCCACCTGGGTATTTTTCAAAAATCGCCTTTCCTCTCCCGGGCTTGCGGTGCCAACAGGGTTACCCCCGGGTCTTGCAAAATGTACGAAAAAATTTTCGTTGACTCCCCGATGCGAGGATGCCGGGTGGCGGAGGTATATATATACTCCTCACGGGAAGTGGGAGTCTCACCGTCCGCTTTATCCCCCCCCGGTCGCGCTTTTCTGCCTTTTTTTCAAGGGCACATAAAAAAACAAGCACTCTTTGTGGAAGGATATATACATATATCCTTCCTTTGGGAAGCAGCCGCCCTGCTGCTGCGCCGGGAGGAAGAGACGCAAGCCGGGTAACAGGGCGACCGGGCCGTCTGGCCTAATTCCATCAGGGCATAGCCCTGCAGGACTCATTTGTTAACAATTGTTCGTATCTATGCGTAAAACAATTCTTTCGCGCATAGATAAAACAAACATGCACAAATACCAACGCAACAACCTTGTGCAACCTGCGCACACAGTGCATAATGCAGGATATTCGGCGTTTATACAGCGTTTATGCGGCGTTTATGCATCATCTTCGGCAAAGTCTGCCTCGATCGTGTCGCCGTCAGGCAGCGACTCTGCCATGTGACCAGCCGTGCCAGGCGCGCCCGGTTTGGGCATTCCGCCAAAGGTGACGACCACACTTGCATCTGCTGTACCTTGCTGCATGTTGAACAGGCGGATGAGCTCACGCGCAGCGCCCTGTGCGACCCACGGATTACTGTGATCAAGCTGTGCATTCAGTACCGCATAAGCCTTCGGAACCATCGATGCAACCACATCAACCAGTGCAGCGGCGCGCAGCGCCTTCACATCTTCGCGCTTCAACCAGCGCGTAACCGTCGACGGGTTTACGCCGAGCTTTTCCGCTATCGCATCACGGCCAAGGCCCAGCGCGGCCAGGCTCGCAGCCTCGCTCATGTTGTCGTTCAGCGGCTGCAATGTGCCTTTCGAATATCGTTCTCCAGCCCTTCTGCACCTTTCGCCGTCCGTGCGGGCCATCAGCCCCCACCCCCCACGCGCGTAAGCGAGACAAGCCCATCAAGCGCCTGTTTCACGTCTTCAACGCCATAAACGACAAAAGCGTGACCATTTACGGCCTTTATTTGATCAATTCTGTGGGCCTGCAGCTGACTCAGCCTGCCAACCTTGGGCCGCTTCACTTCAAAGCCCACAAACAAACCGCGATAGCAGCCGACTATATCCGGCACGCCTCGCATCTGTGATCCGCCGCCCTGGACCTTAAAGCCCCACCAATCAGGCAAGCGCGCCAAATAGCGCTGTATCTCCGCCGTGATCGTGCTTTCAAGCGGAATGCTATCAATAGAACACACAACTATCGCCTCCCTTGATCCGATTGTAAACCGACCAAAACGGCTCATTCTAAGCGTAAAAAATTGCTGGTTTTTTCTCCTGAGCACACAAAAAGGCCCGGAGCAACCAAAGCTCCAGACCTTTGCATTTTGTATAAATCCTCTGTCATACCGTACATGACCGTCATGTACAGATGACGGTTACCCAGGTCCATGATTGAGTAACTGTTTGATGTAATGACGGTTGTGACGGATGTGACGGATTATTTTTATTTTTACGTTTTAATCGTTTCTTAACGTTGCAAAACCATACATTCATACAGTTTATCCATACAAAACGGCCAAAAAACAATGAAATGTAGTGACAGAGGTGTACAGAGAATGACAGACCTTAGTTTGCTAAAGTGCTCGCAAGTCGTGACAGAGTGTACAGAGAAATGACAGATGACGGATCGCGAACAAGCCGCTCACAAGTCCGTCATTTTGCCCCGTTGCTCTGTCATTTCCCATAAAAAAAGACAGCGCCTGCGGCGCTGCCCCGTTGCGGTGCTGTATGTTATTTGGTATTATCCCGCTGCATTGTTTCATCAATAGCCCTGCTGATGAACGCATTTACGCTTTCGTTGTGTGCTTCTGCATGGGCTTTTATTTCGTCTTTGCGGCCCTTGGGTAATGTCAAGTTGATGCGATCGTAATTTGTTTTCATATATTTATTGACCGCTTTTTGCTGTGCCTTGCTGGCTGGCATTGCATACACCTCCAATCTACATCATATATCATACCACATAAATATATCTGCGTAAATATATACTTTGCACATATCTGCGCAAATATATTTGTTTGTTTTGCCATCTTGATATATCTGCGCAGAT